CCCGGCTATATCGCTCCGGATACCTATAACGGCACCGCACCAGTCAAATGGGAAACGCCAATACCGTTTGACGAATATACGCTGCCATCATTTCCGGTGGACGCATTGCCGAAACCGGTAAGAGATTACGTGCTCGCAGTAGCCGAAAGTACGCAAACGCCTGTAGATATGACGGCGTCGGCTGCGCTGGGCATCATGTCAATCTGTACACAGGGCAAATACCGTATTCGAGGCAAACAGGACTGGGTTGAGCCACTGAACATCTATATTGTTATCATTGCGGAGCCGTCTGAACGCAAATCCGCCGTTATCAGCTTCTCGGCAAAACCGGTAAACGAATATGAAGCCGAGTATAATCGGCAGAACGCTGCAGCGCTGGAATCCAGCCGAATGCGAAAGCGCATCTTGGAACGACGGCAAAAATCACTGGAAGAGCAAATGGCTAAAGGCAAGGCTGATCAGACCGATCTCGACACTGTCGCAGAGGAAATCGCAGCATTTAAAGAAAAAACACCGTTGCGCCTCTATGTGGACGACATTACCACAGAAAAACTCACTTCGGTGCTCTCCGACGGAGACGGCAAAGCGGCTATCGTGTCTGCGGAGGGCGGTATCTTCGATATGCTGTCCGGCATGTACACAAAAACCGTAAACATCGATGTTCTACTGAAAGGTCACTCCGGCGATAGCATCCGTGTCGACCGCATCGGCAGAAACAGCGAAAGCATTATGAATCCCGCGCTGTCCGTCCTTCTTGCGGTTCAGCCTAATGTGCTCTCCGGCATGATGCAAAACGGCACATTCCGTGGGCGCGGGCTTACGGCGCGATTCCTCTATTGCATGCCCACATCGTATGTCGGTAACCGCAAGTACCGCACCGAGTCCATTCCGCAGGAAGTGACCAGAGCGTATTCGGCATTGATCTACAATCTGCTGGACGAGGACTCCAATCCCACGACAGAAAACCCAGCGGAAATCACGCTGTCGCCGGAGGCGGACGCTCTGCTTGAGGATTTTGCCAATGAGCTGGAGCCTAAGCTGCGTGACGAGCTATCCGACGTCTCTGATTGGGCAGGCAAACTTGTAGGCGCGGTGCTTCGCATCTCCGGCATCCTCTGCCGCACAAATCATAATGGAGGGTACGCTTTCCTGCAGGAACCTGAGCCGTTGATCGTTGATGCTGGGACAATGAAAAACGCCATTGCCATCGGCAGGTACTATACAGAGCATTCCAAAGCAGCGTTCTCACTCATGGGAGCAGACCCGGTAGTCAAACAGTGCAAATATGTTTTATCCGCAATTAAGAAGAATGGCCTCGCAGAGTTTACGCGACGCGACATCATGCGTAACTGCCGAGGCATCCGCACAGCCGAAGAAGTGCAGCCCGTTCTCGACAGGCTGACGGAATACGGCTACATCGCAGCAAAACCCGCAAACGGATACACCGGTGTCGGAAGACCCGCAGCGCAGAGCTACCATGTCAACCCGACAGTTTTGTCCGTTTAGTCGATTTTGTCCAACAAAACTTACATTATTATAAGGAGAACTTTCAAATGAAAAAAATCTGTTAAAACCCTGATGCCCCTTCCAAAGGGGCATGCTGTACTGTCCAAAGGGACCACCACCGGAGATGCTGCGTGGTTTTCTCAGCAAGAGGATGGATACGAATTCCGGCTGGCGGAGTACACCGACGGTACGACCGCACTTTACCGAGTCAATCCTGACGGGAGCATCTACCTGGACAAAGACAGTGTTCTGGTTCGCGAAATGTTCTGCCTGCACTGTGGTGAACAAATGAATACGGCTTTGGATGCTGCCACCGGCACCCAGACCCATACGATTACTACTGCGCCGCTTGTGGACGCCATATTGAAATCAGCAAGGAGGACGAGTGAGCATGAATGATTACTTTGCAGCGTCCAAGCCAACAGCGCACATGAAGCTGCTTTGCGAGGCACTGGGGCCGCGCTATTCCATTCAAATGGTTGACATGGAGCAGGTCATCTGTCGTGACTTCGACAACGGATTCAATGTCGAGATCAGCGGCACAAACACCGCCAGTATAAAAAAGTTAGCTACTATTTATTTGTGGGCGGGTACCCAGAGGATTGCAAAAACACTCTAAGATGTACCGCAGTGTGAAATCGGCGACCGGGTAGAAGCACTGAGCAAATTAACACAAGAAGCAGGAGGGAAATTATTATGATTATCAACGGAAGACCCTATTCAAATGAGAACGGCTATATTGATGCCGACCTGATTACCAGCCATCCGCAGGAGGAAATCGTTACGGTCTTGAACTGGATTGTCGAGAACATCTCGCCCCGCAAAACCCCGCTGGATGGACACACCAGCTATGGCATAAAGCATCTCCTTGAGCGCGACACCCGCATTTATCTCACCAATAACGAGTTCAAAGATGCCATGCTGCAGGCCGGCTACAAGCCGGTTGACCCGAACGAGCTGAACTGGCGCTATCGTATAAGCAAAAAGTCAAAAGCATTTACACTGAGGATCTGGTAAACAGTTTTGTCCTTTTAGTGTATTTTGTCCCACGCAACAGAGGGTGTCAACATCGTCTTCGCCGCGCTGCCGAAGTTACCTTGATGCCTCGACAGCGCAGTGTTACATGGTTTTGTCCCTTTAGTCCGTTCTGTCCTTAGGGGTGGGGGTATCAAAATCTCTGCAGCTTTTCGAAACGGACAGCGGCGTGGGGCTTCGCACACAAAAACGCATAAGTTATCGGGGTATTAACCCCTCAAAAAAGAAAGAAGGTATATTTTATGGGAAAACGGGGTCCGCAGCCGCGCACAGGCGGCAGACCAAAGAAGCCGCTGGCAGACAAAGTACTGGAAGGCGGCGTTAATAAATCGCGGCTCACTACAGTACAGCTTCCGCAGCCCGCGGAATTGAAAGGTTCAGAAATGCCGCCGCCGCATGAATTCCTCGGTTCCACTCAGAAGAGCGGTTTAGAACTCGCAGCAAAGAATGTTTATGAAACGACCTGGGTTTGGCTGCAAAAATATCATTGCGAACATCTGGTCACCCAGCAAAATTTGGAGCAATATGCAATGACCGCCTCCCGGTGGATCCAGTGCGAAGAGGCAATCTCACAGTACGGCTTTCTTGCCAAACATCCAACTACCGGATCTGCGATTGCCTCTCCTTATGTTTCCATGGCACGTGAGTATTCCAAGCACGCTAACGCCCTGTGGAATCAAATCTACGCAGTCGTCCGTGACAATTGTTCGATGGACTATAGCGGCAACAATCCACAGGATGATGTAATGGAGCGGCTTCTGACCATGCGCCGACGCTGAATTGGAGTTGGTGAGAAAAGGAGAATAGCCATGAAACAGTCAGATATAAAAGCAATCACGGATATGCGGCTCAAAGGGTGTGGGGCGTCAGCTATTGCAGCTACGCTCCGGCTCTCGCCGAATACTGTCAAATCATATATGCGCCGGCACCCGGATTTGCCCGGTACACATCGGTGCGCTCAGTGCGACAGTACCTTTGCCCAACCGGAGGGTCGCAGGGAGAAAAAGTTTTGCTCGGACAAGTGCCGCACTTCATGGTGGAACATCCATCCGGAGAAAATAAACAAAAAAGCGTATTACACCCTTGTGTGTCAATACTGCAGAAAGGAATATGAAAGCTATGGAAACAAAAACCGTAAATACTGCTCAAAAGACTGCTATCAGCGCAGCCGTGGAAAACAAGCCGGATAAGTACGCCGCCGATACCATGATGCGGTATCACACCACCCTCGCCCTCATCGATGGACTGGTAGAGGATGGCTGCTTCACGCAGTCAGACAGGCGTAAAGCTTACACAATTATCAATCGCAAATACGGCTTATCTTCGGATAGTATATTTGCCGAAACCGCTTGATATATCTCACTTTTAGAGCAATATATAGAGTACCAAATATTGATATAAGGGAGGGGAAAACATGGAACGCAGGATAAAACAAACCACATTCTACAGGCCGCCATCAGAGCAGCTGAAGCGTGTCGCTGGGTATGCGCGGGTATCCTCCGGCAAGGACGCAATGCTCCACTCGCTGTCGGCGCAGGTCAGTTATTACAGCGAGTTCATTCAGAAGCACCGGGGCTGGGCTTATGTTGGCGTTTACGCGGATGAAGCTAAGACCGGAACTAAGGATGAGCGTGAAAACTTCCAGCGACTGCTTGCTGATTGCCATGCCGGGAAAATCGATATGGTCATCACAAAGTCCATTTCACGCTTTGCTCGCAACACTGTGACCTTGCTGGAGACGGTACGAGAACTAAAAGCACTTGGCATAGATGTGTACTTTGAAGAGCAGAATATTCACACAATGAGCGCCGACGGAGAGCTGATGCTCTCCATTTTGGCATCCTACGCGCAGGAGGAAAGTCGCTCGGCTAGTGAAAACCAGAAATGGCGCATTAGAAAGAATTTCGAGGATGGAATGCCGTGGAACGGCACCCTGCTCGGATATCGCTACGAAAACGGCAAATACATCATCGTACCAGAGGAAGCAGAAATCATCCGCCAGATTTATTCCTGTTATACCACAGGATTGGGAATTACGGCGATTATGAAAACATTAAATGCAAAACATGTCAGGACCCGCAACGGCAATCTGTGGTGTAAAAGCAGCGTGATGAAGATATTGCGGAATTACGCCTATACGGGCAACCTGCTCTTACAGAAGACTTTTCGAGAGAATTATCTGACCAAGCGGACGCTCGTCAACAACGGCGAGCTGCCGCAATACCACGCCGTCAATACGCACAAAGCAATTATCCCACTTGAGACCTTTGAAGCAGTACAGGCTGAAATAGCTTGTCGAGCGGAGAAGTATACGCGCACTGGCAGTGGTCAGAAGGTTTATCCGTTTACAGGGCTGTTGACCTGTACCATCTGCGGGAAGCACTATCGCAGAAAGATTACCGCCACCGGTCCCGTATGGATATGCTCTACTTACAATACGCTCGGTAAAGCCGCCTGCGCCTCTAAGCAGATACCAGAGGATACACTCATGACAGTCGCCGCCGAAGCGTTAGGCACCGATACATTTGATGCAGATATCTTTTACAACAAAATAACGGCTGTCAGAGTGGCGGAGGGCAATACGCTGGGGTTCTGCTTCGAAGACCGCACAGAAGCCGTTAAACGATGGTTAGACCGTTCCAGAGCGGAGAGCTGGACACCGGAGATGCGGGAAGCCGCACGAAAGAAAACACAGAGGCGAGGTGAGCACTGATGCAGGCAGCAAAAAATATAACGGTCATCCCGGCAACACGGATGATGCACACGGGGCTTCCGCGCAATACTACCGTCCGAAAGCGTGTGGCGGGTTATGCCCGTGTCTCTACCGACAGCGAAGAACAGCAGACCAGTTACGAAGCGCAGGTGGATTATTACACGAATTATATTCAGTCGAAGCCTGAGTGGGAGTTTGTCAGGGTTTATACCGACGAGGGCATCTCGGCTCTGAACACAAAGCACAGAGATGGCTTCAACGAAATGATTCAGGATGCTCTGGACGGCAAGATTGACCTTATCGTTACAAAATCCGTCAGCCGTTTCGCTCGAAACACCGTGGACAGTTTGACAACGGTACGAAAGCTGAAAGAAAAGGGCATTGAGGTGTATTTTGAAAAGGAAGGTATTGCCACGCTCGACAGCAAGGGTGAACTGCTAATCACGATTATGTCGAGCCTCGCACAAGAAGAAAGTCGATCTATTTCCGAAAATGTGACATGGGGTCAACGGAAGCGTTTTGCCGACGGCAAGGTCAGCATGCCCTACGGGCAGTTCCTCGGATACCGAAAAGGAGCGGACGGGCTGCCAGCGATTGTGCCGGAGGAAGCAGAAACGGTACGAACCATCTACCGCCTGTTCATACAGGGTAAGACGACAAACGCAATTGCAGCTACCCTCACGAAGCAGGGCATTCCTACACCGGGCGGCAAGGAAAAATGGCAGTCAACCACGGTTGAGAGTATTCTCAGAAACGAAAAATACAAGGGCGATGCTGTGCTGCAAAAGAAATTTACTGTAGATTTTCTTACAAAGAAGCAAAAAATCAACGAGGGGGAAGTTCCTCAATTTTATGTGGAAAATAGTCATCCGGCGATTATCCGCCCAGATGAATGGAATAGAGTGCAAGACGAAATGACAAGAAGAAAAGCGACAGGCCGACATCATAACAGCCTGAGTCCTTTTTCATCAAAAATCATTTGCGGCGACTGCGGAGAGTATTACGGCTCAAAGGTTTGGCACTCCACCAGCAAATACCGCCGTACTATTTGGCAGTGCAACGCCAAGTTCACAGCTGCGGAAAAATGCCGAACCCCTCATTTGTATGAGGATGATATCAAGGCGCTGTTTCTGAACGCCGTGAGTGAGATGATGATTGACCGAGAGGCGCTTATTGAGGACGGCAGAGCGTTACGCATGGCATTTACCGACTTCAGCGGCATTGACAAGGAAATCGGCGAAATCACCAGCGAGATAGATGTGCTTTCCTGTCTGGTACAGAAGCTGGTCGATGCAAACGCCACCACGATCATTGACCAGACAGCTTACAGAAGCCGATACGACAATTATATTGAACGCTACGACAAAGCAAAAAAGCGGTTGGATATCCTGCGGGAGCAGCGTCAAATGCAGGAACTAAAGGGCGATATCCTGAGTGGTTTCCTGTTCGAGCTGGGAGAACTGTACGACCTCCCGATGGTTTTCAAGGAAGCTACGTGGGATGCGCTGGTAGACCATGTGACCGTCCACACCGACGGCAGAGTCGTTTTTACCTTCAAGAACGGCACAGAGGTCACGGAAACGCTGTAAAATACATCATAACAAATATACCAAAGAAGCCCTCAAATGAACTGAGGGCTTTTCTCTCACCATCGGTTGGATCGAGGGGGCTCTACGTAAACGAATCAAAAAACGTTAGCCAAGTCAAAAAACGAATTGATATGTATATATAGTGGTTAGAGAGATAGTATGACCATAACAATCGCATCATATTGTGGTCTGATGATTATCACGGGTGCATCAATAGTATGAAAAGTACTTGCGCCATAGGCTTTTCGGGGCATAAAAAAACGTTAAGGCAACTGATACGCTTGTATCAATTGCCTTAACTGTTATGGTGCGGATGAGAGGAGTCGAACCCCCACGGTTGCCCGCTAGATCCTAAGTCTAGTGCGTCTGCCAATTCCGCCACATCCGCATGATGCTCTCAGACAGCAAAATTG